CGACCCGCCCCCCTTCGGTTTGCGCCTGCAATGTATATTATCGTCCAACACCTCAAAATTTGAATGGACCAAATACCCGATTCACAAAACCCTGAAACAAATCCAAAAGAAAATAAAATAACCATTAACCCCAAAATAAATAAAGAACCATTAGTCCTTTATGCTGGTTGTAAAACGGGGGTAAAAGTGGTATACTGCGGGATAAAGGTTTATGGTGTACATACAAAGGGTTTTTAAATGTCTTCCGCCCCCGCCGCAGAAGCCCGCCGCGCCCCCGCGCTAGCGGCGCTTCGCGCCCTTATTCCACGAGTAACCCCCACCTCGCCGCCCTTCCCCTCCCAGCGGGAAACCGGCTCGCGTGCCCGTGGTTTCTCATACGAGCGCCAAGTCGGGAAACAGCTTAAAAGAATCTGCGAATTAAACGATTGGAAGCTGTGGGACCACCAATGGTTTTTATACGAGTGTGGAGCGGAAAAGAAATACTTCCAGCCTGATTTCATAATCGAACAGCCCGACGGGCGGGGCGTAGTGGCAGAGGTAAAACTAACCCACGTAGATACGACTGCCCAGCTTAAAAGGTACGTGGATTACATGAGGGTTTTTGGTCTTGATTGCATCCCCCTAACCATCACCCGGCATCTAACTCCATTAACGCAAAAAGACCTAATCATCGATGGCTTTGATAAGGTGTATGCGAATGCGGTTTGGCACCTGTACATATAAGGATTAAAAATGTCAATCGAAGATGACGTTAAAAAAGTACTAACCTGCACCGACGATGTGCGTTGCACTCACGAGGACAGTTGTTACAGGATGGCAAAATTTATAGAACAAATACTCGAAGAACGAAAACACAACGCCGAGGCTGAGTGGATTATGTATTACACACCGGACTGGGAAACCGCTCGATAAAGGCCATTAAAATGCGTGCAGACCCTCACGTTGTTACAGTTCCTCAATGGCGGCGTGCGCCTGCCACCCTCAACCCGCCGACCGGGATAGAGGATTTTACTAAACGTTCTAACGAGTATTTTGAGGACTGCGCCAACAACCAAACTCGCCCGACCTTAACCGGGTATGCGTTGGCGGTTGGGCTACCCGGCCCAACGTCTTTATTGCGGCTGGGGCAAAGGTTTCCCGAATTGCGATACTCCCTCAGCCGTTGCATGATGGCTGTTGCCGTCGAATACGAGGAAATGATTGGCGTTACAAACGCCGCCGGGCCGATGTTCATGCTAAAGAACATTCCCGACTTTGACCCTGACGAGCCTGTAGGTGCCCCGGCGGTGCAGTTCTTTAACGACCGTAAAGAAATCCTCTTAACAACCGAGGTACACGGCGCTGCTCGTGCTGACAAAAAGCACGACGACGAAGGCCCGCTTGAGACTTACATGCGGTTAATCCGCCAGCGTGGGCAACTGCCAGAGGAAGAAGCCGAGTCGGTTGTACTTAAAGCGCAAAAATCTCCCTCCGCTTCCCGCAGAGCGCTGACAATTATAACCGAAGGCTGGGAAGATGAGTAACTCCTTTGACCCTACCAAATTTAACTGGGTAAAACCCAATTATCAAGAGGTTTTTGATTTTCGCCTCGAAGCATTAACTAAAATCCGCAAAAACCCCAGCGCCATGCCCCGGTTAAAAAAATACTACTCCGAGAATTGGGTAGATTTTATAAACGACTGGGGCATGACTTATGATCCGCGTGAGCCAGTTGTTAAATACTTTCCGTTTATCCTGTTCCCACGGCAGGCGGAATTTGTAAATTGGGTGTATGAGTCTTATAAAGACTCCCGCCGGGGCTTAGGGGAAAAATCCCGCGATGTGGGATTTACCTGGTTATGTGCGGCATGTGCAGTTTGTGTTTGGATGTTTTACCCCTCGTCGGTGGTTGGATTCGGCAGCCGCAAAGAGGAACTGGTAGACAATGGCAACAACGATCCAGACTCGATTTTCTGGAAAATCCGCACATTCATCGATCACCTTCCGGCTGAGTTCCTTCCGACCAACCACACTGCGGGGCGTAAGTGGGGCGAGGTTCCGAACACAGCAAACGGCTCCGTCATTAAAGGTGAAATCGGTGATGAGATTGGTCGCGGTGGCCGGGCCGGGTTGTATTTCGTGGACGAGTTTGCACATCTAATCCACCCGGAAATGGCGGAGTCAGCGCTTTCGGCCACCACCAACTGCCGCATTTATATCTCAACGGTTAATGGGATTGGGAATTTGTTTTACAGGCTGCGGCAGTTTTTGCCAAGCAATCAAATTTTTATATTCGACTGGAAAGACGACCCCCGAAAGAGACAGAACCCAGAATTACCCGCCGAAGAAGAACCCTGGTACAAAAAGCAAAAGATAGAGTTGTTGCCAACTACGCTGGCCTCACAGGTTGATAGGAATTATGCCGCTGCCATTTCCAACACGTTGGTAAATCAAGAGAAACTCAAGGCGGCAATGTCCCGCCGCCCCGGTCAGATAACCCAGCCAGACTCGGTTCCGTGGAAAATCGGTGTAGACGCCGCTGGAATGGGTAATGATGAGATTATTATCTGGGCGAGGCGGGGCCGTATTTCGTTAGAGCCAGAAGTTTACACCAAATTGGATGGTGTGCAGCTCGCAACCATCGTCGAGTATAAGGCAAAGCGACTGTTAAACACTGGCCCGCTTGACCTCATTGCAATAGAGCGTGACGGTCCCGGCGGATCGTGCGCAGATCAGTTAAAGTATGGGATTTTTAGAGACGTAGTACGGGCTGTGCATACGGGCGCAAAGCTGGCGGATGGCAAGAACTACAATTTGCGTGCCTATTTACACCAGCAGGCGATAGAGTATATAGAGGATTTAGAAATCTCCCTCCCAGATGATCCAATTTTCGCCTCGCAAGCTACCGCCATACAGTTTGAATACAAAGGTGGGCTGTTATTAATTGAATCCAAAGACGAATATCGGGCACGTTTTGCAACTGGCCGTTCGCGGGCGGAGAAGAAAGCCTCTAAAAGTCCTGATAGATGGGATGGGTTTGTCTTAACATTCGTTCCTACACGGGCAAGGCCAATTAAATCCTGTGCTGAAAGCTTTGATTTTAACACGAAGCCCGGCGGGTGGCGGCCATTAGACGCTGTAATAGGATATTAAGATATGCTTTTAAAGCTGTTTGAGATTATTCTAATTTTTATTACTGCCTTTACAGGTGTAATAGTATTACCTCTATTCCTATTTAGGCTGCTTGGCGTGCTATTGGGTGTTATATGAGGTATATGTTATACTGGATAATAGCATTCGCCGAGGCGGATTATTGCGAAGCGTATTGGAATTATTGTAACACCTCAGACACCTTTTGGCTAATAGTAAGGAACCTTAAAGATGACTGATGAATCCCCTATAGACCGGGCGGAGTGGTTAAAATCCCTCAAATACGGTGACGTTGTGATGTTTAACCACGCGGGTAAAGTAGCTAAGCCGATGAAAATCAGAGTTATCGATGACTTGCGAATTTGCCTAGTAGACGCGAATAACCCAAAGGGCGATTTGGCTAATGGTGAGGTTGTGTTTAGAGACTTTGGCGAAGGTCCGTTTGGTGAAACCATAACCCCGGTAATAAGCGAATGAGTATTAAGGTAGATAAAAAGATTACAGATTGCAGCGTAAAAGCTGCAACCACGCCCCACGTACACGAGAATCTTATTCGTCCTGAGAAGTTAAGCGGCGAGACGTATAAAATAAAAACCCCTCTTTCCGAACATGCCTTGTATGTAACGATCAACAACGTAGTACTGGATGATGGGGCAAAGCAGCCCTTTGAGATATTTATTAACTCAAAAGCAATGGAGCATTTTCAATGGATTGTCGCGCTAACGCGAGTTATTTCGGCAGTTTTCCGTAAGGGTGGTGATGTTGCATTTTTAGTTGAAGAATTGCACTCTGTATTCGATCCTAAAGGCGGGTATTTTAAGAAGGGCGGTAAATACATGCCTTCGCTGGTAGCGGAAATTGGCGAGGTGATTGAACAGCACCTAACCCAACTCGGGCTGTATGAAAGGGATAACTCGTTGGCAGTTGCGGCCCAAGAGATGATTAAAGAAAAATCCCCTAAAACGGGGCAATTGTGTGATAAATGCGGCGATTACTCGCTGGTTCTGATGGATAACTGTCTTACCTGCACCTCGTGTGGTGCGAGTAAGTGTGGCTAATAGGGGATACCCGTGGAATTACCTGACAACGAAAACCTTACCGCACTCGTTACAACGCTTTGCGACGAGCGGAAACGAGCAATTACGTCTCGTAAAGAGTATGATTTTATTTGGAAAGCTGCCCGCGACCAATACAAGGGGCGGGATGCAGCTACAAAGGTAAGTGAGTACGAAAAGGGAGAATTACTGGATTCCTCGTTGCAACGCTACAAAGGCGACACCAGCGCTGACCGCTCTACTGTATTACCCAATATCACCCGCCCCTACACAAACGCGGGCACGGCGAGAGTGGCAGATATTTTGTTGCCTACTGGAAAGATGCCGTTTGCCCTTAAGGCAACCCCTGTCAGCGATTTACAAACGGTGTTGGGGGTAGTTGGCAAATATCCTGGTATTATGCAGAATGTATTAAACCTGCTGCCAGAGGTCGCTAACAAAATACAGGACTCCGAAGCTGCAAAGAATGCGATTGCAAAGGCGGAGCAAATTATCACAGACTGGCTCAAAGAATCCGACTGGGCTGGTGTTACCCGGCGGCAGTTAGTAGAATCAGGGGTTGTTGGGACTGGCGTTGTTAAAGGGCCGTTTCCGAAAGAGCGTAGTATAAGCGATGACACTAATAAGATTCTTTCCATTCTTCCGCTCGTCGCCGACGAATTAACGGCGGAGATGCTGGTGAAGGAATTGGAATCAATGCTGTTTTACACCCCACGCATTGAGTGTATTAAGGTGGAAAACTGCTATCCTGACCCGGACTGTGGAACGGATATTCAAAATGGTAAGTTCTTCTTCGAGAAGATTCCTGAGGTAAACCGCCGGGCTTTGCAGGAGATGGCGAAAGACCCCAATTATAATGCCGACGCTATTAAGATGGCATTGGACGAGGGGCCGATGGATGAATCCTCTAACGCCCATAAGGATTCAAAAAAGCCCTATACCCTGTGGGTACGAACGGGGGCGGTTGACTGGAAAGCAGACGGGGAAGATAAATCGTTAGACTTTTGCGTTATAACGATGGTTAACGATAGGATTATTAAAATTGCGCCTTACCCGTTGGAACGGTCCCGTTTTCCGTATAGAATGCTTTGTTGGGAACCAAGAGATAATTCCTGGACAGGAATTGGCATCCCAGAGCAAATGGAAACCGCCCAACGCGGACTTACCGCTACCACCCGCGCACTAATGGATAATATGGGGTATAGTGTCGGACCCCAAGTATTAGAACTGGATGGGATCATCGAGCCTATAGACGGAGAAGATACCAAACTCCGCCCGTATAAGAGGTGGAAAGTCCGTAGTGCCCTGCCCGGCGTAGACGCGATGCAAGAAGCCAAAAGCGCGATGGCGTTCTTAGAGTTTCCCAATTATCTCGATGCGATTATGCCGGTTATTCGGTGGTGGCTGGAAATGGCTGAAAATACCACCGGGCTAAGCCTATTGTTACAAGGACAGGCTGTTACCGACGCAGTAGGCGTTTCGCAGCAGCTAATGAATAACTCCACCACCAACCTCCGGCTTATTGTGAAGGAATGGGATGATAAAGTTTGCAAGCCGTTAATGGAAGACTTTTACGAGTGGGTACAACTCTACGGCCCCGATGACGCACAGGGTGATGCAGTCGTAGAGGCACTGGGGTCTACCAGCTTAATCGTTAAAGAATTGCAGCAGCAAGCGTTGTTGCAGATTTCGCAACAGGTATTGCAGCCTGTTTATGGGATTTCTCCGAAGAAGTGGATGAGTATTTATCTGGAAGGGTTCCAAATCGACGCTGAAACCCTGGCAATGACTGAGGAAGAACGACAGCAATTAGAGGCGGCAGCCGCGCAGCCCGACCCCAAAGTACTGGCGGCGCAGATTGAAGCACAAGCGGAGGTGTATAAAGCGGATTTACGGAAAGAGGTTGATACGCTTAAGCTGGCGTTGGAAGCACAGTTTAAACGGTTATCGTTGGAACAAGCGCAGGCCGAAGCGCAACTGCAAGCTGGGACAAAGATTGTTGAGAAAGAAATGGCCAACCAGCAAAAACCAGTTGAAGGGACTGCAAAACCCGCCCCGGCGCCGAAAGAGCCAGAGCCTATTGACGTAGATGCAGCTCTTGCCACTTTGGGCTTGCAATGAAAGAAGTATTACTAAAAATCAATAACACCTGGTATATTGATGCTGTGCAATTTTTGCACGTTTTAGACGAACGTGCTAGGCTTGTCACAGAGCGCATTGCTGTTCCAGGTGTTGATTTACCTACCACTGAGGGCTTGCGAGGCCGGCGTGGTGAATTAACAACCCTGATACAGCAACTAACGGAAACTATAAATGAACATTGACGAAAATATTGAAGGACTTGAAAACCCTGATGGCGGTAGCGTCTCTGATGAGGTTACTCCAGAGGAAACGGCTGCTTACTTGCGAGATTTGTCTGAAGATGACGTTTATTCCCGATTGCAGCGAGTGCAGGAATTTCCTGATCACATTAACGGACTAGAGTCGAGGTTTAATGGAAATTTTGCACAGCTGCAGGAGAGGTTAACGGGATTAGAGAAGTCTCTTGGGTCAAGGACTGCCTTTGATAGCAGCAAGCTGCAAAAGGTTTTGCAGGATTACGACCCGAAGCTGGCGGAGGTTTTGATTCCAGCGCTTGCCGAGGCAATTAACGTCTCGCCGCTTGACGAAAACACCCTCCGCCCACACCTGGATCCAATTTCAGCGAAGCTGACGGAGGCGTTTGGACAGCAATTGGTGCTGTCGCAGTACCCGCCGGAAGTGCTGGAAGAAATAATCCCGCCGATTAAAGGTGGAAAGTTTGTGCCGGAGGGAGAGCGGCACAAGAATTTTATCGAATGGTATTCCCAACAGGGCTACCAAACCCAACAGTCGTTATTGACTTTTGGCGCTCCTTACGTCAACGCACTTCGTAAGTTCGAAGCGTGGGAGCAGAGCAAAAAACAGGACAAGGCGAAAAGTGCTGGTAATAAGACTAATCGCTTGGCTCAGGGGCAAATCCCGACAAGCCAGACTCGACGTACTGGAGCAGCTGCAACGCCACAAGATGCGTTTCTGGCTGCGTTTGAAGAAATTGCCTCAGAGAGTAAATAAACATGGCTGGTCAATTATACGCAACGCAACAAGGGCGTACTGAGAAATATAAGGGACGAATTCTGGCGAAAGCGCAAAAGAAGGAAATGCTAACGAAATTAGGTTCGATGGAGCCTTTTCCGCAGAATGTTTCGCAAACTATCGAGTGGATGCGGTTTTTGCCTTATGGTGGCGTCGATAATGAGTGGATGGCAGCGGGTGGGGATACTGCGTTTATCAATAAGCACCTGATTCAAGAGGGTGTTACCCCTTCGCCGGACTCGATTTCGTGGACTACATTCTCTACTACGCTGCAAGAAATTGGTTGTTTGTATTCGTACAGCAGTCGGTTGCGGTACTTGCATGAAGAAGGTGTAGAAATTCCGCGAGAGATGGAAGATCAGGCTGCGGCTCGGTTGGCGCTGTGCCGTGAGATGATGATTTATGGTGAGCTGAAGTCTTGTACTAATGTATTCTACGGTGGTACGGGCACTTCTATTGCTACTGTAAACGGCCCGCCGACTAAGGCGATGTTCCAAAACATTTCGCGTGCCCTTCTGGGTAAACATGCTACTACCATTAACCAGATGCTGAAGTCTGGGCCTAACTTCGGTATGCAGTCTGTTAATGCTTCGTGGCCGATTTACTGTCATACGGATATGGAAAAGACCTTTGAGAACATTTCCGGGTTTACCAAGGTGCAGGATTATGGTAGTAATGCGCTGTTGGACCCGGAGTTTGAGATTGGTGCTATTGGGCGGTTTAGGATTATCGTTAATCCGCTGTTGACGTATCAGGTTGGGGCGGGCGCATTGCTGGCGAATGCTGTTGCCGGATT